GGAGGACAAGATCAAAACATTATTCGAGATGTGGAACAGGCGGGACAAATGATTGATCCGCTAACCGCATTTGCTGTAGCCCAAGGAGCCATCAAAGGCATTCAAGCTGCCATCAAGATGGGCAAGGACATCAATGGCATCAGCGGTGACTTGATGAAGTTCTTCGAGGCGAAGGACGTTATCGCCAAAGAGTCAGTCAAGAAGAAGCCCAAGGGTTTTGGCAAGAGCGACACGGCAGTGGCGTTTGAGACGGTTATGCAACTCAAGCAGCTCCAAGACGCAGAGAACGAGCTGAAGCAGATGCTGATATGGTCAGGCAACGACGATGTCTGGAACGCACTGATGCTGGAGCGTAACCGCATGGTGGCTGAACGCAAGAAGGCAGAAGCAGAGAAGGCTCAAGCCAAGGCACTGAGGGCAGCAGAGATTAACGACATCCTGACCTTTGGCCTGTGGGCTGCATTGGTGGCTGTAGTGATTGGTTTAACCGCGTGGCTTACGTGGCAACTTGTGGGGGACACATGACGGACGATAAAGGCGCATTGATTGAAAAGGCCACATTTGCAATACTGCCACTGCTGTTTAGCTGCGTTGTGTATCTGATGTCGGCTCTGTCAAATCTCAGCCATGAGGTGACTATCCTCAACAGCAAGATCAGTCTGGTGGTGACTAGCGACAACAAGCAAGCCAGCAACTCAGGCGCTGAGTTGGCAAGGGAAAAACTGAGACAGGACTTAGAAAAAGAAATCCAAAAGAACCGAGATGACATCATGCACAACAGACAAGAGATTGCCGTGATCAATACCAAGCTGGAGAAGAAGTAATGGACTGGCTCAAACAAATTGCACCGACTATCGCCACTGCTCTTGGCGGTCCCCTGGCAGGCATGGCGGTAAGCGCCATCTCCAAGGCCATTGGGGTTGACCCCGAGAAGGTGGGAGACATGATCAGCAGCAACAAGCTGACGGCAGACCAGATTGCAATGGTGAAGATTGCTGAGATTGAGTTGCAGAAGCAAGCGCAGGAGCTTGGCCTCAACTTTGAGAAGCTGGAGGTGGAGGATAGGAAATCCGCAAGGGATATGCAGTCAGCCACTAGGTCCATGATGCCGCCAATACTGGCTGGTGCCGTGACACTTGGATTCTTCTCTATCATGGTGATGATGTTCTTCAACCAGATTGACTCCAACAACCCCGCCATCCTGATGATGCTGGGGTCACTCGGTACAGCCTGGACTGGCATCATTGCTTACTATTTCGGCAGTTCTGCTGGAAGCCAAGCCAAGACAGATTTACTTTCAAAGAGGTGATTATGAAACCAGGACTCTACGCAAACATCCACGCCAAGCAAGAACGAATCAAGGCTGGCTCCAAGGAAAAGATGAACAAGGTCGGCAGCAAGGCAGCGCCTAGCGCCAAGGACTTTAAGCAAGCAGCCAAGACAGCCAAGAAGAAATGAAGACTCCAGCTTGGCAGCGTAAGGAAGGACAAAACCCCAAGGGTGGGTTGAATGCTGCTGGACGGGCAAGCCTCAAGGCGGCTGGGCAAAACATCAAGCCACCAGTGAAGTCTGGTGACAACCCAAGACGAGCCAGTTTCCTAGCGAGGATGGGAAATATGCCTGGCCCAGAGCGTAAAGACGGTAAACCCACCCGGCTGCTGCTGAGTCTCAATGCTTGGGGTGCTAGCTCCAAGGCAGACGCCAAGGCCAAGGCCAAAGCAATATCAGCGAGGAACAAATGACACCACACTTCACACTTGCTGAGTTGACCTGCACTGACCACCGCAGCCTGGACAACACGCCTAACGCACAGGAGCTGGCAAACCTTCAGCGGCTGGCTGAGTTCTTGGAGACAATGAAGACAGCACTTGGCGGCAAGCCTGTGATGATTAACTCAGCCTTCCGCAGCAAGGCAGTCAATGATGCCGTAGGCAGCAAGGACACCTCGCAGCATAGGCAAGGCTTGGCCTGTGACTTTAGGGTGCCTGGGATGACGCCAGACGCTGTGGTGAGGGCGCTGATTTCGGCTAAACTTCCCTTTGACCAAATCATCCGTGAATATGATTCTTGGACTCACATCAGCATTGCTGGAAAGCCAAGGGGTCAGGCTCTAATTATCGACAAGCAAGGTACTAGACAGTTTGTCTGAAAGATCAATATGCTGATGCCACTCAAGATACCAGCAGGCGTTTACCGTAACGGCACTGAATACCAATCAATGGGTCGGTGGTTCGGCGCTAACTTGGTTCGGTGGTTTGAGAACACACTCAGGCCAGTTGGCGGCTGGCGCAAGAGGGCTAATGGACAGATGTCAGGCACCTGCCGTGGCATTATCAATTGGCGTGACAACAGCTCAACTCGGTGGATTGTTGCTGGCACCAACACCAAGCTGTATGTGATGAACCAGGCGGGGACGCTGAAGGAAATAACCCCAACCATATTCACACCTGGTGCAGCCGATGCGTCACTGCTAGTTGGCTATGGCTACGGCAACTATGGTGCATTTGCCTATGGTGTGGCTAGGCCAGACACTGGCGCAATCATCAACGCTGCTACTTGGTCAATGGATACCTGGGGTGAGTATTGGGTCGGATGCTGCAACAGCGATGGTCAATTGCTTGAGTGGCAGCTAGGATTCACAACGCCAACCAAGGCAGTGGCAATTGTCAATGCACCCACCAGTTGCGCGGCGGTGATGACCACCTCTGAGCGTTTCATGTTCGCCTTGGGTGCCAGCGGTAACCCAAGGCTTGTGGCATGGTGTGATCAGGAGGACAACACCACTTGGTCACCAGCCGCCAATAACCAAGCAGGCAGCTTTGAGCTGACAACTGTCGGCTCCATCTTAGCGGGTAAACGGGTGCGAGGCGTCAACCTGATATTCACTGACGTTGATGTCCACACCAGCAGCTACATTGGTCAGCCGTTCGTGTTCAGCTTTGAGAAGGCTGGCTCTGGTTGCGGCTTGATTGGACCCCAGGCTGTAGCGGCTATTGATACAGCAGCCATCTGGATGAGTAGGTCAGGCTTCTGGATTTACGACGGTTACGTCAAGCCACTGCCGTCTGACGTTGGCGACTATGTGTTCAGCAATATCAACTTGGAGCAGGCCAGCAAGGTTTACGCTGTCCACAACTCCAAGTTCGGTGAGATATGGTGGTTCTACACCAGCAGCGCCAGCATTGAAAATGACTCCTACGTCATCTATAACTACCGTGAAAACCACTGGTCAATAGGCACCTTGGCGCGTTTGGCTGGGGTTGACAAGGGCGTCTTCAATAACCCTCTCATGGTCAGTGCTGACGGTTACATCTACGAGCATGAAGTGGGCTTTGCCTATGACTCACAGACAATTTACGCTGAGTCAGGCCCGGTGGAGATTGGCAATGGCGAGCAGATCATGCAGGTTCGCAAGGTGATACCGGACGAATCCAACCTTGGGGATGTCAACATCAGCTTCAGCAGCCGTTTCTATCCAACCGACACTGAGACAACCTACGGTCCATTTACCAGCGCCAACCCAACCGACGCACGGTTCAGTGGACGCCAGGTCAAGATGAAGGTAACAGCCGATACTTTGAGTGATTGGCGGGTTGGGGTGATGCGCCTAGATGCGGTACCAGCCGGGAAACGCTGATGTCTCTCAACGTACCGCACCCACCTCAAGTCTATACGCCAGTCATGGAGGCGCAGCGTAACTTCCTGCTGGAGAACGCTGACCGACTAAATCGAAAGACTAACGCTGACGTTGAGATTAGCAGCAGTAAGCTGATATTGACATCACCAAATGGGACTAGATACAGTGTGGTGGTGAGTAACGCAGGAGCGTTATCGGCAACGGCACTATGACAGATATTGAGAGATTGAGGCCAGAGATTGAAAAAGCCTTAAAATATTCGTTGAACACTCACACATTTGATGATGTCGTTGAGCTGGTCCAGCAAGCCAAGATGCAATTCTGGCCTGGACGGAATTCGGTGGTGGTTACGGAGATTGTTCTCCATCCACAGCAAAAATGCCTAAACTATTTTCTAGCAGCAGGCGTGATGGAAGAACTAGAACTGATGTCACCAATGATCGAGGCTTGGGGTAAGAGCCTTGGATGCACTCGCGTTACTTTAGCTGGACGCAAGGGATGGCAGAAGACTTTTCTGGCGAAGACAGGTTACACACCCCAGTGGTGGATCATGAGTAAGGAGTTATAGCATGGCTGACATTTCAATCCAAACCGCCTATGAGCGAGTCTTAGGCCGCACACCAAGTGCTGACGAAGTTGCCTACTGGCAGTCCACGTTTGGTAACAGCGTGGACCCTACTGAGTTGTCCACATTCAGCGTAGCGGCTCAACCTGAACGAGCTGCTGCGCCCAATACAAATGACGCAGTGCGGAATATGTACATGGAAGTTCTGGGCAGAGCGCCTGACGCTTCTGGACTGAAATACTTCTCTGACCGTTTTGGGCCAACGGTTGAAACTGGTGAGTTAGACATCTTTAAGAACATGGCGGCTGAAGAAGTTGCTGCCAATGCCGCCAGAAATGCAGCACAGCAATTAGCTGCACAACAGGCGGCAGCAGCAGCTAACACTACTACTACTACAACTGCTGCTGGAACTGGAGCCACTACAACTGCTGCTGCAACCAATGAAATGTCCATTGCAGCCGCCTACGAGCGCGTCTTGGGACGAGCGCCATCTGCCTCTGAGATTGCTTACTGGACATCTCAGTTTGGCCCTGGAGTTGACGCTACTGAGTTGTCCACATTCAGTGTGGCGGCGCAACCTGAACGAGCTGCTGCGCCAACAACGAACAATGCAATTCGGCAGATGTACCTGTCAGTCTTGGGGCGTGAGCCTGACGCTTCTGGACTGAAATACTTCTCTGACCGTTTTGGGGACTCGGTTGAAACTAGTGAGTTGGACATCTTCAAGGGAATGTCTAGCCAAGAGTTAGCTGCCAATGCAGCCAGGAACGCTGGTACTACAACTCGCACAGGTACAACCACCACTGGTACTGTCCAGCCCATCACCAGGCCAACAACACCAAGGCAAGTGACAGGCACCCAGCTTGCACCAGCGCAGGTGACCAACACAGCCATTACGGGTACGCCTTTCCGCAACATTTACACGCCATCGACTATGCAGCAGAACGCGCCTACTCTGGCGCAAATCAACGCTGCATCTCAGTCGGCTAACCCGTACCAGTCCCTGATGGCGCTGACGCCTCAACGCACACTGTCACCAGCGTATGCAGCCCAAGCAGGGCAGACAGCCGCCAGCACCAACCTTGGTGGCTTCAATTCAGCCGTGTACAACCCGGCAGCGACAACGACAACGACAGGGTTACTTGGCGGTGGGGCAACAGGAGCAACAGTAGAGCAACCGGGTAGTGCTGATATGTCAACTGGCACTGGTATGGCGGGGATCAACAACCAAGCAGCTTTGTCAGCAGCCCTATCCAATCTTGGGTTCGCAGGCTTGGGTCAAGCACTAGCAACAAGTGTCGGAAATCAACTTACTAGTTTGACTGAAGCTGACCTTGTTGGTGGCGGTGGTGGGTCTGCTGAAGGTAATATGGGTGGCGGTGTAGGTGGCGGTGGTCTTGGAGGAGCTTATTCTGGAGGTAGTAGTGATCCAGCTCTTAACTATAAGGGTGGACTGATTACAAACCAAAAAATCAAAGGACCAAACCCACCAGGACCAGACGATGGCTACTCTGGCTTGGACATTGGCGAGTACGTCATCAAGAAGAGTGCAGTCAAGAAGTACGGCGCGAACATTTTCGAACAAATTAACGCAGGCAAGATTCCAGCCAAGCGTTTGAAATCTCTGTTGGAGTAACACCATGAGCAAAAGCGGCGGAAGCCAGACAGTCACCACACAAATTGACCCCACAATTAAAGCTGCCTACCTGCAGAACTTGCAGCAGGCGCAGAGCGTAGCCTCGGCGTTACCTGTCAGGGAGTTTGCTGACTTCAACCCCATCTACCGAGCTGGTGAGCAGCAGATGGTGAACACTGGCTTGGCGGGTCAAGGTCTTGGAACCACCAACCTTGCAGCCGAGTACGCCAACCAAGCGGCGCAGTTCAACCCTTACTACACAGGCGGCGTCAACGCTGGTCTGTCCAACCAGATTGGTGCTGTTGGTTACACACCCACTGATGTCACTGCTGCTCAAGCTCAGATGAGCGACATCAGCAATTACATGAACCCGTACACCGAATCTGTCATTGGTGGTTACAACCCTGCCACCAAGACATCCACTGGTGTGCTGGGAGATATTGAGGCCGCACGGCAGGCAGCCGTACAACAGATGGGTGAGGCTGCGACTAGGGCTAAAGCCTACGGCGGTACACGCCAGGGCGTAGCGGAAGCAGCTACCAACAGGGCATACGCTGACAAGGCGGCTCAGATGTCAGCACAGCTACGCCAGCAAGGCTTTGACACCAGCGCCAACCTGATGCAACAGGATTTGAACCGCACCCAACAAGCCAACCTGCAAACAGCAGCACAAGGCACTGGTGCGGCTCAGTATGGTGCTGGTGCCATCAACGCTGCAATGGGCGGTAATGCAGCAGCGCAGAATGCAATGGCTCAGTTCAACGCTCAGTTGGCCCAGCAGTCTGACCTAGCTAACCAACAGGCTTACGCTGCCGCCAATGCACAGCGTCTTGGTGCTGCTGGACAGTTAGGCGCACTCGGAGCGCAACAGCAGAACCTTGGTCTTGGTGGCGCACAGGCTGTCATGGGCGTAGGGTCAGCGCAACAACAAATGACCCAGCAGCAGTTGGATGCACTGCGAGGGATTGGATTAGAGAAGCTAGGCATCACTCAGCAGGCAATGTCCACTGCTTTGCCTAATGCTGGCGGTAGTCAAACAACACCGACCACCAGGAATGCATTGTCCAGCGCACTGGGTGGTGCTGGATACGGTTACCAATTCGGTGGTCTTCCAGGTGCTGCAATTGGCGGTATTCTTGGATTGCTGGGATAGATAGGAGATAGACATGGCTGAATTCAATTTAGAGGGACTGCTGGGAAATATAGGCAGCGCCTTTTCTGGTGGTGGAAACTACCTTGACGAGTATCTGACGCCAGAACAACGTGCGGCTATGCAGCGCAATGCAATGCTGGCAGCGTCAGCAGCCTTGCTTAAGGCTGGCGGGGAAAGCACCCGGCGCATTGGCATTGGTGAGGCTCTAGGTGGTGCGTTTGAGGCAGGACAGGCAGGGTACGAGAAAGCGCAGACGGGTGCGCTGACTCAGATGGCAATGAAGCAGAAGTTGGAAGAGGCGAAGAGGGCCAAAGAGTTAAATGCTCGACTTGCCAGCATCATGGGCTTATCAACACCTGATGAGATGGAATCACCAGAGGTAACAGCTAACAAACTGATGCAGTCAGGACGGGCAGCAATTCAAGCTGGAGACTTCACCAGAGGCTTTGACTTTTACAAACAAGCTAGAGAAGTGAACCCACGGGATGAGGTGCAGGGTGGTCTGACTTCATTAACAGATGAGGCTGGTAACCCCATCATGGTCCAGCAATTCAAAAGCGGAAAAATGGTCACTGCCCCAGGGTACGGACCACCAAGGGAAATGGTATTGCAGGATGTTGGTGGAAAACTTGTGGCTATTGATAAAGCTAGGACACCAACAGGAAGCGAATTTACTTTAGGCATGACGGATTACCAAAAATTCCAATCAAACCTTGAGTTGGAAAAACTTGGCATGAGCAGGACAGAACTTGATGCCAAGCTGAAGAATGATGCACAAAGACTCAGCATCAGCGAGAGAGAACTGGCACTGGCTGTTAAGCGTTTCGGCTTGAATGAGCAGGAATTTGCAAGAGGAAATTACCAAATAGAGCAGGCTGAAAATGGAAACTTTGTTTATGTTTCCAAGGTGCCTGGTATGCCTTCCATTCCAGTGCCAGGTACTGGTGGTAAGCAACTCAGCGTAGGTCTTACACCAATGCAGCAGCAAGACCTTGCTATTCAACTCAGGCGCGTAGGGTTGAGTGAGGCTGAATTTGCAAGAGGTAACTACGAGGTAAGAGAAGCAGACAACGGAACCCTGATGTATGTCTCCAAGACTCCTGGTATGCCTTCAATTCCAGTCCTTGGTGCTGGTGGTAATCCATTGACAGTGGGAATTTCTCCAGCGGAACAAGCAAGATTGAATATTTCTCTTCAGCAACTTGGATTGAGCAAGCAAGAGTTTGACCAAAAGGTCAAGCAAGATGCACTCAGGATGGGCATTGACCAGCAACAGTTGGGACTGGCAGTCAAGAGATTCAAGTTAAGTGCAGATGAATTTGCGCGTGGCAACTACTCTGTCAAAGAAACAGAAGGCGGTTTTGCCTATGTCCCAACCGTACCAGGACTGCCAACTATTCCAATCATGGGTGGTGGTAATGAGCCTCTGAAGGGTAAGGGAGCTGCGCTAACAGAAGGTCAATCCAATGCATTTGGCTTTGCCCAGCGGATGGAGAGAGCCAATAGCATCCTTCCTCCACTTGAGGCGTCGGGTTCCTATCCAGGTGTTGGGTCTGCTATGGCTGGAGCAATACCATTTGTTGGAGGTGCTGCTCAAAGAACTGTTCAAAGCCCTGATGTCCAACGATACCAGCAGGCGGCAAGTGATTGGATAAGAGCCAAACTTCGCAAGGAGTCTGGTGCAGCAATTGGTGTGGATGAAGCTAATCAAGAGTACGCCACCTATTTCCCAATGTCTGGTGACAGCGCAGCAGTTATTGAGCAGAAGCGACAGGCTCGACTGCTTGCGACTGAAGCCATGAAAATGAGCGCAGGGAAAACTTACACATCACCACCACCAGTGGTGCCTGGGGCTGGTGGGTCAGGCTTGACCTGGGACCCTGCCCAAAAGAAATTTGTGAACCGATAGGAACTTATCATGGCACAAGTCATAAACGTCATTGGCTACGGTGACATCTCATTCCCTGACGGGATGAGCATGGAGGAGATTACCAAGGCTCTGGAGCAACTGCCACCAGCGCCAGGATCAAGGTCCATGCCAGATGAGCTGATGCGCCAAACTGGGTTGGCTGCAAGGCCAATGGCGCAAGCTGCAATGACTGTTGGTGGACTATTGCCAATGGCGGTGGACCCTTTGGTTAACCTGTTCAACTTGGCGGCAGGGACAAAGGTTCCAACAATGACACAGGCGACCCAGACAAACCTGAACCGCATGGGTTTCCCACAACCTGAGACGTCACAAGAGAGGGTAGTGCAGGACGTTGGTTCGGTTGGTTATGGAACTGCTGGAGTTGCCAGGGCTGCTGGCGCAGTTGCGCCAAGGTTGCCGGGAATGCTAAGTGAGGCCGCTAAATTCTTCGCGCAAAGCCCACAGGCGCAGTCAGCCGCAGCAATCACAGCAGCAGGCGCAGGGGGTGCATTGCGTGAGGGCGGTGCTAACCCCTACGCTCAGATGGGTGGTGCAATGCTGGCGGGTATGGTGGCTCCTGGAGGCCCATCACTGTCCACCACACAACGAGCATTGGCGGTGCCTGGTGGACTGGTCAAGCCGTTCACAGAGCAAGGACGCCAGGTCATTGTTGGTAACGTGCTGAACCGCCTTGCCACCAATCCGCAGCAAGCCATGCAGAATATGGCTGAGTCTGCGCCACTGGTGCCAGGTGTACGTCCTACGGCGGCAGGTACAGCGCGTGACCCTGGCCTTGCTGGTGCAGAGACAGCTATCCGTGGCCTAGACACTGGCGGCAACCTCTTTGGTCAGCAGATCAACCAAAACCAAGAGGCTATCCTCAACGCCTTCCGACAGATATCAGGTAAACCTGGCTCTATTCCCTACGCTGAAGCCAAGCGTTCGGCAATTACAACACCAATGCGTGAGGCAGCATTTGCCAACAAGCAGGCGGTGGACGTTGAACCCGTACTCTCAGCCATCCAGGGCATTATGAGCAACCCGGCAACTCAGCGTAAGACGGTTGATGATGCAATGGTCTATGTCCAGGGGCTGTTGGCAAAGCGGGTGAATCCGGAGACTGGAACCATTGACCCAATGTCCCTGTACAGCATCCGCAAGGACATCACTGATGCAATGGCAGGTAAGCTGTCTGGTGACCTGTCTAACCTGCGTTTAGCCAAGGGACAACTTGCTGACTTGCTGCCTGTCATAGACAGGACCATTGACGCTGGCGCACCAGGGTTTATGGACTACATGAGCAAGTACGCCAAGTCCTCGCAAGGCATTGACCAGATGCGTCTGCTGCAGGGCATTGAGGCCAAGGTCACAACGGGACTGCCTAACATCAGTACGGGTAACCCTGTCTTGGCGGCATCAGCACTACGCAGGCAGCTTGCGGCTGCACAGGATGAGCTAGGCACCAAACTATCACCTTCAGCGCAGTCCAAGCTGGACAACATCATCAACGAGATCAACAGGGGCATGGCGGCAACTGCGCCAGGTGTAAAACCACCAGGCTCAAACACCTTCCAGAACATGAGCATGGGCAACCTCATTGGGAAGGTGTTCAGCGAGTCCTTGGCTGATAACACAACGCTACGGACAATGACTCGGCCTTTGGACTTTTTATACAAGCTGCCTGACCAGCAAGTGCAGCAGCTGCTGGTGCAAGCCATGCTTGACCCCAAGCTGGCGGCAATGATGATGTCAAAAGCGAATATTATGCGGGTGGAGCCACTGGCAACATCACTGCGCCAAAAGGCACAGCAAATGGGTTTTGGAACTTTAATTGGAACAGGAGCATCACAATGAGCAAGCTATTTCGAGACGACAACGGGCAACTGACTACCTTTGGTGCGCTTGGCACCACCCAAGTGATGACGGTCACAGCCAGCAGTGTGCAGTCCACGGCAGTGGGAGCTGGCGTCACTATGCTGCGGCTGGCGAATGGTGGAGGGGCGCACTGCCACTTTGCCATTGGAGCCAGCCCTACCGCCAGCCTGACCACCTCTCCGATGCTGCCAGCGAATGCCATTGAATATGTGGCCTGCGCCTCTGGTGACAAGGTGGCGGTGATTCGTGGCGCTACTGCCACCGATATCTCAATCACGCAGATTTCGTAGGAGCGCATCATGGGGCTGCTTGATGATGAGGAGCTGTTTGCAAAATTACAAGCAACGCCAAGAAATCAAATTCTTGGTTTGCTTTCAGATTTCATTGCAAAAAGTTATTCTCCAGAGCGCACTCAACAGATGCAGGGTGTTTCAAAGTTTATGGGTGCGCCAGCAATCAGAGAAACGCTTGACAGGCTTTCCTATGGTCAACCACTGACAACTGGCGCAGGCGGTTTGGGCGGCACAACACGCATCAGGCCAGAGGCACTTGAAGCAGCAATGGCTGTTGCGCCAATGGCAGCACCAGCAGCCCGAGCAGCAGGCGCAGGCGCTATGGCAGCAGGCAGGGCTGGTGAACGCTTTGCGGAACGTGCTGTGCCAAGGATCATGGAGCGAGGTGGCATGGGCGCTGAGATGCTGCAGGGGATGAGCAGAGGAACGGTAAGCCCATTAGACGTTTACCACGGCAGTCCACATACATTACCCCCAACAGCACGTAACCCATTGGGTGAGTTTGACGCAAGCAAAATTGGCACTGGTGAAGGAGCGCAGGCTTACGGGTATGGAATTTATACGGCTGAGAATCCTGCTGTTGCAAAAGAATATCAAGTTAAGTTGTCAAGTACAGGCAGCGCAAAAAACCTTGCATCACAATTTGGTGATGTTGATAAAGGAATTTCAGAAGCACAAAGACGCATTGAAAGTTACAAACAATTAATAGTTAATGGTGGCGGTGGGGCAATGGATCGGGCGAAAAGTATGCTTAAGCTATCCGAAAAAAGTCTTAAAGACCTTTTGGATATGAAAGCCGGAATACCTGCAAATACAGGCTCACTCTACAAAGTAGACCTACCAGACGAGCAAATAGCCAAGATGCTGGATTGGGATAAGCCGATGAGTGAGCAACAAAATATTTTGTCTGCCTTGACTCCTGAAAATATGGGTTTAACTTTGCGCCAATCGTCTGATGGCGGCTTTATGGCTTATGTTGGATCAAATGGCAAGCCAATTGGTATGCAAATGAAGGGTGCAACTCCAGAAAAATTTAGGGAAAATTGGATAAATAGATTAAAAGAAATGGGTGATTTAGAAGGCGGTGCTGGGCGTGCAGTTGGTTATCTTGGTGGTACATCAAATTCAGGAAATCTTGCTCCATCGGTTTCAGAAGCATTGCGTCAAGCAGGCATTCCCGGCATCAAATACCTAGACGCTACCAGCAGAGGTGCTGGCACAGGCACCCGCAACTTTGTCACCTTCCCTGGCGAAGAAAAGAGCCTGACCATACTGGAGCGCAACGGACAGCCAATGATTGCTAGGACTCAACAACAAGACGCTACGCCTGACCTGATGCAATACCAGCGAATGCTTGACGAAGAAGAGCGCAAGAAACTAGGTGGTTTGCTGTACCGCTAGGGATGCGGACAATCCTCTGGCACAAACCACATAGTTATCTCTTTCTAGTCTTGTCATTCTGCGCCTTGTCAATTTGCTCACGCAACCACCTTGGTCCACCAAGCTGAAGCAGCTTAATACGCTGGCTGTGAGTCAGCTTGATGGAGTACACCACAGACAGTGGCTCACCTACACGCTTGGTACTCATGGACGCTTCCTGGGAAGTGGTGCCCAATACTGCCAAAACTGCGTCTCGCCCACCTTGTAGATGTAGTGCCCCATCGTGGCAACACCAGACCGTCCTAATAACAGCACCTTGACACCTTGCGGTGTCTGATCGTCGATAGGCATCCAGAAGTAGTCTTGTGCCACTGCTGCTGTAAAGGTGCTGTCCAGCCGGAACTTCTGCTCATGCTTGAAACGCTCAAACTCTTCGTCTTCAGGGGCCATTGTTGCGCTCCTTTAGTTTGGCTTCGATGGCTCGGGCAAACGCCGTCATACCGGGAGGCAAACGCTTTGTTTCAGCGTCTACGCTGACCAACGCATCTTTCCTTTCCTCATCCGTCAGCCCTACCCAAGTTCTTAGCGCAGGGACAAACAGCGGCTTGCTCGTCCACTGTACTTTTTTGTAGCAAGGTCGGATGCCGTCTTGGTCTACCCAATCTTCACCATCCCAGTACAAAAAAATAAACCTGTCATCTGCGTAGGTTGAATAAAGTCCTGTCTTTGTTGGGTTCATGTGTTGCGCTCCTTCAGTTTGGCTTCTGCCGCAATAAGCAAATCTTCCCAGCCATACTGAGCCGCCGCAAATTTACGCCTATCTTCATCCGTCAGCCCCTGCCACGGGCGCTGGGGTGGGGCAACTTTTTTGATTGCCTGATGCACAACATGGCACATGGTTTCGTAGTGGCCGTGCTTTCCCTCCTGCATTTTTTCGTCATACAAGCTTTGTACAAAGCAGTTAATTTCTGTTTTGTCATACGCCACCGGCTCCTGCTCTGGCTGCGCTGCTGCAAGTGGGGTGGCAAAGTGATCCGCCAATTCCCGCGCCCTGTGCTTGTTGATGCCTTCTCGGACTAGGGTAACCACCACCATGTCGCGCCACTGGGTTGGCTCCTGCTCTGGCTGTGCCAGTTCGGCTTTCAGGGCGGTGATGGCTTCTACGATGTGCGTGTACTTGGTCACATAACGCTCATCTTCCAACGCCTCCAGCGCCTGCTGCGCGGCCTGTCTTAGGTTAGTCATCACATCCCCTCATCGGCCAAGAACTCGGCCAAGATTAAAAGAAATAATTGTTTCTGATTAGCAGTTGCGTTCATAGTTTTGTTCCAGCAATAACTAAATTCATTTGACCGTGATAAGTAATCGTCAATCGCGGCAAGGCCGTAGTGACCTAGTACTTCGTGTAGGTACGCCTTTTTCGCGATGTTTTCTGCGGCTTTGCGTACCTCCGTGCTGATCGGGCCGTACTGTAGGTGGGCGTCAGCCGGGTGGATGCGGTAATAGCGCATATCTTCAACCAAAACAAGTTGTCCGGTTGCTTGCCAAGAGTCTCCTGAGTCCACCCATTTTGTTTGTATCTTCGCACCACGGGCGGCAGCGTGTAACAGGCGGCTCATGTGTTTCCCCTTGCTCTAGCAAGGCTCTCGCAGATGACAGCGGCTGCTTCCATGCCGTCTTTGTAGCCGCAGCGGTAAGTTTCGGCGGTGATAACCTCTGCTATGTGGGCGGCAACAAGGTTGGCAAAGTCACTCATAAACTCCGTAGTCATTCGTTTCTTGTTCCAGTGCTGACCATGAGTAAGTCCAGCCTCCCGCGCCATGCGGATAACGTCGTCTTTGGTCATGTCAGATACCCCGCCATAAAAAACAGTGCCACCAACGCAAGCAGCGCGAGGACAATGGCAACGGCGGTGTCGAGCCAGCCGTAGGCAAACAAATCTTCAACATCGTCGTCTTTCATGTCCGATGCCCCCGTGATGGCAAGCTAAACGCTTTCAGACTTCCTTCTCTCGGCACCTGCCGCATACTGTCACCGTCACCCGAGCGATAGACTCCACGCTCCCAGATGCTGAGAGCTGGTGCGCTGACCTCACCAGGGCGTTTCACACGCTCCACGTATACGCCAGCAGACTGTCGTGCATCTCGGCTGAGATACACACTTGGGAGCCTTTGCATATGCGCTGGCGCTTTGCTACGGTCAATGTCCTTGAGGTTGCTCATTTGGTTGTCCTAAATCCACGTTTTGTAAAACACTGCACGCTGCCGTTGTCCAGCAGCCTCCATGTGGCATTCTCACCACCGCACATTGCCTGTGCAGCGCGTGAGAACTTCTCCATTGCCAATTGCTCACGCTGAGTAGCCCGAGCATTGGCGGCTGAATCTACTGCAGCCTGGTGATCACTAGGTCCGTCCAGCAGGTATGCCGTGGACAGCACCAAGGCTACAGCTACCGCCAGCATCCAATTGATTGCGTGATTCATACCTCACCCTTTCCCTTGCAGAGGTAGCACCTAGTGTCCTCATGCTGACCCTCACCACTGCCATTACAGGCAGGGCAGATGCCTGGTTCATTGTCATCTTCAGGGATATCTTGTTCAGTGTTCATGTTGTGCTTTCAAGGGCCGAAGCCCCGTTGTGGTTTATGCAGAGATGGTTTCGTTTTCGGCGCGGTCTGCAAACTCGGGGTAAGCATCGGAGAGGTCGGCCATCTTTTCTGCGTACACCGTAAAGCCGCATTCGGATGGCTTGTAGGTCATGGCGCGGTTGAAGGCTGCTGTGTAGGCGGTCACGAATTCTTCGTATGTCATGTTTGCTTTGATCATGGTGTTTTCCTGGTTAAGTCCCTGTGCAAAGTGCTAGGGCTTGAGTAGGATTCTAGCGTCACGCTAGTACAGGTCAAGCACTCAAGCAAAAATATTTGCTATGACAAACCCTTAAGGGTAAACACCTACACATTTAGTCTCAAGCATTACGCTAGAATTCTTCGCATGGAAAACAAATTGACAGCAACACAGCGCCAAGAGCTTGCAGAGAAGGTTGGCCTCAACGAACAGTGGCTTTACCAGTGCCTCAGTGGTAGGCGGGACATGAGTCCTGCTGAAGCCATCCGAGTGGAGGCTGCGTCTGGTGGTCTAGTCACCCGGCAGATGCTGTGCCAAGGGACATGGGCCAAGATTTGGCCTGAGTTGGCATGAGCAATCTACAATCCCCCCAGGTTATGCAGTTGCCTACTTTAGGGGTGGGCCAAGCGTCCACCCCATCCTTTTCTCGGGTCATTGGCATTGACCCTGGCGCATCAGGCGCTATTGCACTGCTCCTGAACGGTGTGCTGGTGTCAGTTCACGATATGCCAACGGTCACTGTCGAGCGCAACAAGGCACAGAAGCGGCAAGTCTGTCCTGCTGGCCTTGCACTCTTGATGCAGCAGCTATCACCGCACAAGGCAGTTGTCGAGAAGGTTGGTGCAATGCCAGGTCAGGGTGTCAGTTCCATGTTCAGCTTTGGGCGTTCAGTTGGCATCATTGAGGGTGTGCTTGCCGCCAAGCAGATACCTGTGACGTTTGTCACACCGCAGGCATGGCAGAAGTCTTCAGGTGCCGCCAAGGGTAAGGACGGATCACGCCAGAGGGTCATGGAGCTGTTTCCTCGGGAGGCGCATCTCTTTGCAAGGGTCAAGGACGATGGACGAGCTGACGCAGTTCTGATTGGTCTATGGGGTGGTGTATGACACTACAAGAAGATGAACGTAAGACGCTGAAGGCGCACATCCTCTGGCTGGGGACTGAGTTGGAGAAGTCCAGACTCCAGTGCCGAGCCAAGACTGAATTGCTGAAGCGGATGCTGAACCCAGAGGACTTGGGACACGCAGTCTCTAACGAGGTTCGCGCCAGCATCTACCAAATTCTGATTGAAGATTCACACAACGAAAGAGACGCATGGAACAGATAAAACAGACACTGCTCAGACCAAGTGCAGCCGCACGATGGATTGCTTGCCCTGCAAGCGTTCAGCTTTCAGCCAAGATGCCAAAGGGAGAGTCAGGTGCTGCCGCGCAGCGTGGAACTGCAATTCACTCTCTGTCAGAAAGTTGCTTTATGACTTCTAGCTTGCCAGAGGAGTGGCTAGGCGTGGAGGTGGAGGGTGTCAGGATGGACGAGGAGGCCATCACTTACGCAAGGAAGCACCTAGACTACATTGAGTGCGAGGAGAAGCGTTTGGGTAACGTATTCGTTGAGCAGTACGTCACTGCTTTAGACACGCACAACGTCCGAGTGGCGGGTACTGCTGATGTCCTGGGCTGGAGTGATGACACTGGTGAGTTTGTCATTGGTGACCTGAAGACAGGGCGTGGATATGTTGATGCTGATTCAGATCAGATGCGTATTTATGCACTTGGCGGGATGCGTCTGGCAAAGAAGACATTCAAGACGGTGACAATGACCATCGTCCAGCCAGTACATGGCGTGAACCGCAGTCACACCATGACGGTCAGTGAGTTGTTTCAGTGGGAGCGCAATGTCCTGATTCCTGCTGCACAGGCTGCAATGGCACCAGACCCCAAGGTAGTACCAAGTGAATCAGCTTGCCAATGGTGTCCTGCTCGCGCTATCTGTCCAGCGCACATTGAAACCTTTACCGAGTTGGCTGAAGCAGCATTGCCGCAGGCACTTAGCAATGAGCAGTTGGCGTCCTACCTGAACCAAGTGTCAAAGGTTGAGGCGTTCATCAAGGCATTGGAGACTTACGCAGTCAAGTGCATAAAGGACGGTGCGGCAGTACCAGGTTGGCAGATGGGGTCCAAGAAGTCAACGAGGAAGTGGACTGATGAGACTGAGGCTGTCGGTGCCTTGGTGCTGGCTGGGTTGACTCAAGACCAAATCTATCCCAAAGAAATCATATCGCCAGCAGTTGCTGAGAAGCTGCTGAACGATAAAACAGTCACGGAAACCTTGACAACCAAGGTGTCCAGTGGACTCACCCTATGCCGAGCATTCGGCATTGGTGAGTAGTGTTAGTGTGTGTTTAATTCTTAACTCTTAACTCGGAAATCAAAATGCTAAATCTTTCAAGCAACGGCGGTGGGTCTTACATTCGTTTCATGGCGCAAACACGCCAATGGGAAAACTCTAGCAAGGAGTCAATCACATTGCCGCCAATGGTGATGGACATGGACAGTGTTCGCACTGGCTGGCTCCTGCTTGGTATCGGACAGAGGGATTGGGTGGAGGACGAGTCCATTGGGAAGAAGGGCAAGCAGCCTTCTGCTGACCATAAGCGTGGCTTCAGTGTCAAGCTGTTCTCGAAACCTACAGGTGTCGTTGAGTGGTGTGCGTCTGGTGTCGGTGTCACCAAGGGGTTTGAGGCCATCTACAACGCCTGTGATGCACAGGCTGACCACAACCCTGGCAAGGTGCCAGTGATCAATTACGAGGGTGCAACTGCTCTCAAGATTGGCGCAGGAAACACGGCAATCCCGAACTTTAAGCTGAAGAACTGGGTTAACCGTCCTGCTGCCTTGGATGCTGATGGTGAGGCTGTCTATGAGGAGGAAGCACCAGCACCAGCACCAGCACCAGTACGTCAGGCAGCGAGGCCAGCTCCCAAGCCAGCGCCTGTGGTTGAGGATGACGAGGAAATGTTCAACTAAAATTTAAACGACAAAGGAACCCGGCCTGGTGCCGGGTTTTTTTGACCCTATGAAACAAGAACAATGGAATTTGCTCCTCATTTCACTTGCGCGTCGGGTGTACGAGTTGGAGCAGAGAATAAAAACACTGGAAACTGCACATGGATGCAAAACTGATTGCGGCGGCATTAGGACACTCAAGGCCAGCAGCAAACGGACATTGGCTGGCGTCCTGCCCGGTCCTTGACCATGGACAGGGCAACGGAGACAAGAACCCGTCTCTGTCAGTCAGGGATGAGGACGGGAAGCTGCTGCTGAAGTGTCACGGTGGATGTTCGCAGCAGGACGTTTGGGCAGCGGTCAGGGACATGGGGCTGCTGCCTCAGACATCAGAGTGGGTGGAGCCTTTGGCTGGCATTGGCAGGCGTATCAATGGACACCATCCACCAACACCAAGGTTACCAGTACCTACTACACCTACTACACCAGTTCAGGTAGAACTAGAGCAGGAGTGGCTGTACGAGGATGAGTCTGGCGTCACCCAATTCGTGAAGCAGAGGTTCCGAACTTCAGACGCCAAGGGTAAGACGTACAAGCTGCTCAGAGTTATGTCTGACGGAACCCGGCAACAGTCAATGTCGGGTGCCAGGATCATCCCTTACCGCCTCGCTGATGTCTTGGAGGCCAAGCTCCAAGCAAAGCCTATATTTATTTGCGAGGGTGAGAAGGCGGCTGATGCCTTGGCATCACTTGGCGTCTTTACTTGTACGTCTCACACTGGTGCTGGGAGTTGGCCTGCCGTTAACAGCGTTTGGTTTAAGGACTTAGCGGTGGTGCTAGTGCCAGACAATGACGCACCAGGCTATAGATATGCCTCTCTGGTAGCGGCTGCACTTCTTCCAATTGCCAAGAGTGTTCGACTCTTGGCGTTACCCGTTGGGCATACGGAGGATGCGTTTGAGTGGGTGGCGGCTGGTGGTGATAAGTCTGGCCTGATGGCACTGTGCAAGGGGTTGGAGCCTATCTCTGATGCCTCAGAGATTGTTTATCTCCCATTACCAGCACCAGCAGAAGACTCTGAGCCAGACGCCGAGGAACTGGATTCAGAGCCAGAGCCAATCGAAAGTAAGATTCTCATTGAGGAGTGGGACACTATCCAAGACGAGCCAGTGGAGTGGCTGATTCAGGACGTTCTGCCTCGAAAGGGTTTCAGCGCACTGTTTGGACCACCGGGTTCGTTCAAGTCTTTCGTGGCCTTGGACATTGCTCATTCTGTGGCTACGGGTAAGGCTTGGATGGGTAAGGAGGTGTCTGTCCCTGGCGCAGTGCTTTACATCTGTGGCGAGGGTCATGGAGGCATTGGGGCTAGGATCAAGGCACTGCGAGTGCATCACAAGACTGAGCCTGGCGCACCAGTCTATGTTATTCGTCACCAGTTGAACTTACGCTCATCAAAGGAAGACGTACAGCAGCTCCAGCTTGCCATCACCAACCTGGTGGCAAGGACTCAGGTCAGGTTTGAGCTGGTCCAGGTAGACACCTTGGCTAGAGCGTTTGGCGGTGGTAATGAGAATGATTCGTCGGACATGGGGTCGTTCATTGCCTCGCTATCAAAGATTCAGCGCCTGTTGGACTGTGCATTGCAGATCGTCCACCACGTTGGTAAGGATGTCACCAAGGGACTGAGGGGCCACAGTTCACTACTGGGTGCGTTAGATACTGAGTTGGAACTCCAACGTATTAATGATGGGTTACAAGATAATAATATTGCTGGCGCTGGTAATATAACTATTACTAAGCAGAAGGATGGGAGTGATGGTGCTAAGTATGGATTTCGTATGGTCAAGGTTGACTTAGATAATACTAATTTAGGGTTTGAATCTACCCAGAGTTTGGCGGTGGAGGCTACGGATGTGGCTGTAAATGTGCAGCCAGTTGGCCTAAAAAGGACGGGTCAGGGTAAGCACCAGGGCAAGGCAATGGCAGCTTTTGTGGAGTCAATCAGGGAAACTGATCGCATTCAGTCCACCAAGTTTGGTCAAAAAAAGGTGACTTTGGTGTCTCTTTGGCGTGAAAAAGTGTGGCGTGGGTTGGGTAAAACTGGTGAGGTTAAGGGTCGAGACATCGAATTTAAGGCTGCTTGGAGGGCTGCAACCAACCTTGAGGGTGTGACGTTGGACGGTGATTTTGCGTTCTTCACCACCAAGTTTGGCGAGAAAGAGCACTTTTAAGGTGTTCACAAATGGGAACAAATGGGGAACAAATGGTAGACGATTTATGAACAGGAAAGTGTTCACAAATGGGGGCAAGGGTATAACACTTGCCCATTTGTGAACAGTTGGGTAGGTGTTTTGGGGTGGGAACAAATGGAAGGGGAACAAATGGCAAAAGGTAAAACAGTGGTGGTGGAGGCTACGCGCTATCCGTTGGATGAGTTCAAGGTGAAGGCTGAGTCTTTGGTGGCTAGGTTGGAGCGGGTGAAGAATGATTATGAGGCTAGGTGGGGAATTAGGCGTATTGAGATGCTGGTGGATTCCAGCTTGAGGTTGAGGTTGGAGCAGCAGATGGAGAGGGTCTTCAATGCACAGCAGGAGAGGGACATCGAGAAGATGGAGAAGGCGGTCAACGGGATGGTTAAGGGGTTTGGTGTTCTTGACCAGTGGGCATTAGATAATAATATTGAGCAGCCGAGTATTAATGCAGTGGAGTGGGTTATGCAGGACAAGAGTGTGATGGTGGTGGTTCAGACTCACGCTGATGCAATATATTATCAACAGTTTCGGCCTGATGTTGGTAATAGGCATATATGGTCAATGGAGGAGTTAGAGTTATTATTGCAGTCAGATATTATTAAGGATATTATTAAAGCAAAGGCGTTACTCCCAGGCACAAGGATGGTACAGGTGACGCCAGGTGGTAAGACAGGGTTTGATGACTGGCCTGATGCTGACGTTGACCTGAGTGGGGGAATCAAGGAGCCGTTGTTCAACTTTGAACACGCAAGGATGATGGGTGGCGTTAGGAGCCGTTAAAATCGACTCAGGTGGCATCAAAGGTACAGAGTGGTACTTGGGGTGCTTGGTTCAACGATAGACGATTGTGGAGCGTTTAAATGCCTGGCAATCCAAAGGTAAGGCAAGACGTTGCGATGTTGGAAGACATTGACAGCGACATCGTTTTGTCCATGTTCGAGGTCGGAAAGTCAAAGGCAGACATCTGCCGTGAGTTGGGTATCGGCAGGCGTGGATTGGACAAGTGGATAGACGAAAATGATTACGAGCCTATAATTACACGCGCGCGGGTGGAGGCGGCTAGTTTGTTGGCGAGTCAGACATTAGAAATTGCTGATTCAATTGATGACGATAACCCGAGCAAGCCGCTGCACCGCATCCGAACGCGCCAGTGGCTCGCCGAGAGGTGGGACGCTAAGACATATGGCGCGAAACAGGCAGCGGTGACGGTCAATATCGGCAACCTGCGCCTGGACGCCTTGCGCCAGCTCGAGGTGGTCGAGGACTTATCCACAGGCGAAACGTAGACTTTCCAGCTCTATCCTGTGGATAACTACAGGATATGGCTAAAGTGTCTGTATAGCCTGTGGATAAGCCATTTGCTTGTTAACATAATGGATATCGTATTAAGCATTCGGTGCATAACTGCTGTTTCCGTATGTTTTACGCAACATGGTGAGTCCAGGCGCTGGCGGCTCCATCCTGCCGCGCCAGCCGGGTGACCCCCCCGTCAGCGCCAACGGCGGGGGCGGCAGTTGCAGCACCAAACGCCTACCGAAAAAAATAAAACATAACGTAAAAAATAAAACGTAACGCCAAACGTTACACGCCAAGCACCCCCCCACCCATCACTCGCAACACGCCTCCCAAAAAAAATAAAAAATGCATAATATGAAATATGACCACTGACGCTAATCCGTTTCTTGCCTTTGCCAAGCTGTATAAAAACAACCCCGTGCTGTTTGTAAGGGAAGTCCTTGGCGTTAAGCCTGACCCCTGGCAAGAGGAATTCTTGGGGCATATCGCAGCCAACAACAGACGCATCAGCGTCCGAAGCGGACATGGCGTAGGCAAGAGTACGGCAGCGTCCTGGGCCATCATCTGGTACCTGCTGCTGCGCTTCCCCGTCAAGATTGTGGTTACCGCACCCACCAGCAGCCAGCTATACGACGCGCTGTTCGCGGAACTGAAACGCTGGGTGAAGGCGCTACCACCGACACTGCAGGAGCAGCTGGAGGTGAAGCAGGACCGCATCGAGGTGAGAGAGGCACCGACAGAAGCGTTCATCAGCGCCAGGACATCACGCGCAGAGCAGCCCGAGGCGCTGCAAGGCGTCCACTCCGACAATGTGATGCTGGTGGCTGACGAGGCCAGCGGTATACCAGAGCAGGTGTTCGAGGCGGCGGCAGGCAGTATGTCGGGCCACAAGGCCGTGACGCTACTCTTGGGTAACCCGGTACGCAGCAGCGGTTTCTTCTTTGATACCCACAACCGCCTGAAGGATGACTGGGTGACCATGAAGGTGAGCTGCGCCGACAGCCCCAGGGTGTCAGACGCCTACATGGACGAGATGAAGTCTAGGTACGGCGAGGAGTCCAACGCCTACCGCATCCGGGTGCTGGGCGACTTCCCGCGCAGCGATGACGATACGGTGATACCGATGGAGCTGCTGGAGGCGGCAACGAACAGGGACGTAGCAGTCAGCCCAATAGCCAAGGTTGTGTGGGGGCTGGACGTTGCGAGGTTTGGCAGTGACAGGAGCGCACTGTGCAAGCGGCAGGGTAATGCAGTTACCGAGCCAGTTAAGACGTGGAAGAACCTGGACCTGATGCAACTGACTGGTGCGGTGATGGCTGAGTACCAGGCATTGCCACCGGACCAGCGTCCGCATGAGATTATGGTGGATAGTATTGGCCTGGGTGCTGGTGTGGTGGACAGGCTGCGTGAGCTGAAGTTGCCAGCCATTGGCATCAATGTGGCAGAATCCCCGGCATTGGGGAGTACGTACAGGAACCTGAAGGCTGAACTGTGGCACAAGGCCAAGGCATGGCTGGAGAAGCGGGACTGCGTTATTCCCAAGGATGAGTCCTTGATTGCTGAACTGGCGACAGTGAGGTACTTCTTTACCAGCGGGGGTAAAATTCAGATTGAGGGCAAGGACGAGATTCGCAAGCGTGGGTTGGCGTCACCCGACAAGGCAGACGCCTTTTGCCTTACATTTGCCAGCGATGCCGGGACTGCGATGTTCGGCTCGCAGATGCATAAGTATGGTTCGAGTTTGAAACGTAACCTGACGAGGGCAGCATGAAACTTACAGCAGCAACCAAGAAAATTGCAAAGGTGATGGGTGAATTTAAAGACAAGAAGCTGATGAGCAGCTCCGGTCAGAAGGTCAAGACCCGTGACCAGGCCGTGGCTATCGCCATGTCCGAGGCGCAGAAGATGAAGAAGGGCATGAAATGAGAACCATACCCAGAGAGATGAAACACGCCGTGATGATTATCATGGGCGGTAAGGAGCCTGGCGATTCCTGTCCAGAGGCTACGCAGGACGTGACGCTAAACCTGAAGAACCGGGAGAAGGCGATTACCAAGGCCGCATACGGCCCAGAGAATCCCAAGCTGCCCAATACCGAGTTTTGGATGCGTAAGGCAGAGAAATGGGACGTGGCCATAAAAGACGCCAAGATGAGCAGATGCGGTAACTGCTCGGCGTTCAACCAGGACGAGGAGATGCTGGATTGCATTGCCGAGGGTATCGGTAGCGAAGACGTTGAGGACTTAGGGTACTGCGAGATATTTGACTTCAAGTGCGCCGCCAGCCGAACGTGCGATGCTTGGATTGTTGAAGACGAGGAAATGGACACAGAGCTGGAAGAATGAACCCTCCCATTGTCATCAGCACCGTCCACGGTAAGGGTTTACCCGTACTGCTTGAGAGTATCAGGCAGTACGCACCTGACGTTCAGGTTTACCTGAAGGGACCAGACAAGGTAGTTAGCGGATACGGCTGCACACTGATATTGGGTGAGGCCACCAACTTTGGTGATGACTACAACGCAGTGATCAGCAGGGCGCTGAGTGATGGTTATGGGGCTGTAGTGATAGCGAATGATGATATTGTCTTGACGCCAAATAGTTATAGGATGTTGCTGGACGATGTTGCTATTTGCAAGGAGTTAAACCAGAACCCTGGACTGGTGGCGTCAAGGTCAGATGCAGTCAGGCCGTACCAGAATATCAGGTGGAATGACGGCGAGGTGCTGAATAATATGCAGTTCACGCATGAGTCATTTGTCAGGCCGTTGTCTGTTGTCAGCCCTATATTTGCTTGGATGAGCGCAGAGGCTTTTGAGGATTGTCAGTTTCCACCGATTAATTACTTCAGCGATGATGTCATCTGCGCTGACTTGGAGAAGAAGGGCTACAAGCACTTTCTTAGTGCCAGCTACGTTCACCACATTGGAAGCAGCACCATAGGACGGAACGCATACGAACTGACGCTGGCGGCTAAACCTTGGATCGACAAGAATCGTCCAAACTACGCAAAAGAATGGTTTTGAAATGGAAAATCTAAACACTGACACCCAGGCCGTTGAGGTGATGGACCTGGACGAACTCCAAGGCATCATCAACATGGAGCTGACCGATGCAGTCAGCTACATTGACACTGACCTGAGTCCCATTCGAGCCAAGGGTACTGAGTATTACAGGGGTGACCTGTTCGGCACCGAGGAAGAGGGACGCAGCCAGGTGGTGGCAATGGAGGTGCGCGATACCGTATCAGCCATGATGCCAAGCCTGATGCGGATATTCTTCAGTTCAGAGAACACTGTCGAGTTTGTGCCAACGGGACCAGAAGACGTTGCCAATGCACAGCAGGCCACTGATTACTGCAACTTCATCTTCAACTCTGACAACAACGGTTTTCTGACCACCTACGCCACCTTCAAGGATAGCCTGGTGCGGAAGTGCGGGATTATGAAGTGCTGGTGGGAGGAGGACGAGACTGTCCGGATCGAGGAGTATTCTGGCCTTGATGACCAGACGCTGCAAA